CATTACTTTGGAGGAGGAACGAGATGAACGACTTTGATATTGTCAACGGTGTAATGATTATCACTCTTACCGTGATCATGGTCTGTTTTTCCAATGATGCTAGTATTGCTATCATCACTATTCCGATTGGTGTTTTATCCATTCTCAATGGTATTTTTAAGATTGAAGATGAGAAGTACGATTTCTTTCTTGAAGAGTTGGCGAATGATGAGGACGAGGACGAAGATGATGACTATGGATATTCTGACGTGCTTGGAACTTTAAGAGAGTACAATAAGAAACAAAAAGAGCCCAAAATGTTTGACCTTAAAGAGGACGAAGTCGCTTAAAAACGGACCCAAACTGGCTCTAAGTTGCTGACCATTTTCGTCGTGAAAAGTGGGCTTTTGACCAAAAATTTTGGGCTTTTTGAGTTTTTGATATTTTTTGTGACCATTTAGCCCATTTATTTTTGGTCATTTGACCACTTTTTAAAAATTTTTGGTCACCAAAAAACCTAGAGTTTATGCGGGTTTCCGGGCTTTCTGACCATTTGACCACTTTTTTTTTAACTATTAGAAAAATTAAAAAATTAATAATATATAGTAATATGCGAAAAAAAATGGTCAAATGGTCACCGACGATTTTTGGTCAATTTTCTTGCGACTTTGTGGTATACTTAATCTCTAATCAGATTGATATTTGAGAGGAGATTAAGATGAGCGGTTTTTGGGATTCTGAGATCGATGATATTTATGACGAAGAAGGAAACGAGGTTTATTGCGACTACTGCGGAGGAATCATGAAATGGTCTGGCAACGAATGCGTATGTCCTAATTGTGGTCAGCGAATGGATCGACAAACTTTCTTTAATCACATAGGAGCAGAACCGCCTGGTCCGGAATGTGTTTTGTGTACCAACATTTATCCAGGATGTATGATCTGTCCGTATGGATATTGTGAAGAACTGTAATTAGTGTGCGATGGCTTGTGCGAAAAGTGCAAGCCTTTTTATTTTTTTTCTTACGCGAATTAAACATTGCCTTTTATGAGAGAGAAGGAGTAAAGTTCCCAATCTCTCTTTTCTTTTGTTGATATTTGGAGGAGATAGCAATGGCGTCAAAAAAGCTTGAACGAGATTTTCAAGCAAAGCTTGTCAAAGAGCTAGAGAAGAGATTCATCGGATGCATGGTCATGAAACTCGATTCTGGTTACGTTCAGGGAATTCCAGACCTCTTGATATTATACGGCAAGAAATGGGCAACTTTGGAGTGTAAGAGGGAAACAAAAGCAAATAGGCAACCAAATCAGCCGTATTATGTGGAAAAGATGAACGCGATGTCTTTTTCAAGGTTCATCAATCCGGACAATAAAGAGGAGGTTTTGAATGATCTTCAACAAGCATTCGAATCTTGAAGGTCGGCACGCCTTTCTTAGTGCCAGTAAGTATCACTGGATTAACTATGATTCTGCAAAACTCGAGGATTACTATAAAAGATATTTGTCTATAGCGAAAGGAACCGAGCTTCACGATCTCGCAGCTAAATTGATATCCAATCGAGTTAAGCTCCCTAAGAGTAAGAAAACTCTTAACATGTATGTCAATGATGCAATTGGCTTTAAGATGACGCCGGAACAGATACTTTACTATTCTGACAATTGCTTTGGCACCGCTGATACAATCGCTTTTCGCAATGATATTTTGCGAATTCATGATTTGAAAACGGGTGCTACCCCCGCAAGCATGGAACAGCTAATGATCTATGCTTCGCTGTTTTGTTTAGAGTATGACATTCGTCCTTCTGATATTGAGATGGAGCTTCGCTTATATCAGTCTGACGAGATCGTAGTGCACAATCCAACAGTCGAAGATATTGCCCCAATCATAGACAAGATTATTACTTTTGACAAGATCATAACTCGCATTCGTAAGGAGGAAGCCGAATGAATCCGATAGCAAATGATATTTTAATGCATTATGGCGTCGGTAAACTTGACGGCGCTCCTGGAAGGGGATCTGGTCGTTATCCTCTTGGAAGTGGAGAGAACCCAAATCAGCATTCTGGTGATATTTTAAGTAGAGTCAAAAAGCTTGAGGAAGAAGGACTTAGTGAAAAAGAGATTGCAACCGCTCTTGGCCTTAAAAGTACAACGCAGCTGCGTGTTCAATTGAGTCTCGCAAAAGAGCAGGAAAGATCTATTAAAGTTGCTACGGCAAGAAGGCTTCGAGAAGAAGGATATTCTCTTAATGAGATCACAAAGAAGATGGGTTATGAGAACGATTCATCTGTAAGATCTCTTTTGAACGAAAAATCAGAAGCTCGAATGAACCAGGCCAGAAAGACTGCCGAATTAATTAAAGCAGCTGTAGATGAAAAAGGAATGATCGACGTCGGTCTCGGTGTTGAGAAAGAAATGGGCATTTCGAGAGAAAAGCTAAATCAGGCTCTTTATATTTTGGAGCTTGAAGGCTATCCGACTTATGGCGGCGGTGTTCCTACTGGTCCTGGCAAGCAGACAAATATGAGAGTTATCTGTCCTCCAGGGACTCCTCATAAAGATATTTATCAGTATGACAAGATTCATACAATTAAAGAGTATGAGAAGATACTGGTTGAAGACGGATCAAGGATCGTGGATGCTTTCCGATATCCGGCAAGTCTTGATTCTAAACGTCTTGATATTTGCTATGCGGAGCAGGGTGGTTTAGCAAAAGACGGTGTAATCGAGATAAGGCGAAATGTCCCGGATCTGAGCCTCGGAGAAGCTCATTATGCTCAGGTTCGGATATTAGTCGACGGAACGCATTACCTTAAAGGAATGGCTGTTTATGCAGACGATCTTCCGGAAGGTATTGATATTCGTTTCAACACAAATAAAAAACTTGGGACTCCCGTTTTAGGAGATGATAAGAATAATACCGTTCTGAAACAGATTAAAAACGATCCAGACAATCCTTTTGGAGCTCTGATAAAACCTAGAGGCGGACAGTATGATTATATTGATCCTATAACCGGAGAGAAAAAACTTTCACCCATTAATAAAAACAGAGAAGAAGGCGATTGGGGCGAATGGTCTGACCATCTTCCTTCTCAGTTTTTGTCAAAGCAGCCGTTATCATTAGCGCAGAAGCAACTTGATATTGCGTTGGCTGATAAGCGCGGCGAATATGCTGATATTTGCGCACTTACAAATCCGACAATTAAAAAAGCAATGCTATCCAAATTTGCAGCCAGTTGTGATTCGGACGCTTTACATTTACAAGCTGCTGCGTTTCCGAGGCAGAAGTATCAGGTAATTCTTCCCCTTGATATTCCGGAGACACAAGTTTATGCACCAAACTATAGGGACGGAGAAAGAGTTGCGTTAATTAGATATCCTCATGGCGGAACTTTTGAGATCCCGATTGTAACCGTTAACAATAAGATCGAATCCGGAAAAAGGGTTATTGGAACAAATGCCGCTGATGCTATAGGCATAAGCAGCAAAGTGGCAGAAAGATTATCCGGTGCTGATTTCGATGGCGATACCGTTATGGTTATTCCGCTTAGTGGAAAAATCAAGGTAACCTCCACCAATAAACTTAAAGATCTTGAAGGTTTTGATCCAAAGATAGAATATGGTCCGGATAGCGTTCCTCCCGGAACCACCTATAAGCATATGAGTAAGGCAAATACTCAGATGGAAATGGGGAAGATATCTAATCTGATTACGGACATGACTTTGAAAGGAGCCAAGGAAGACGAACTGGCAAGAGCGGTTCGCCACTCCATGGTTGTTATCGATGCCGAAAAGCATAACTTGGATTATCAGAGATCTTTTAAAGAAAACGGAATAGCTCAGCTTAAAAGAAAATACCAAGGAAGGATTGAAGACGGGAAGTATACTGAGAGCGCCTCTACATTGATATCTAGGGCTAAGGCTGAGAAATCGGTTATTAAGCGGCAAGGAAGTCCTAGGATTAACCAGAAGGGTAAGCCTTGGTATGATCCGGAGAGACCAGAAGGAGCATTGATATTTAAGGAGACCGACCAGCCAACCTATGTGAATAAGAAGGGGAAGACGATCACCCGAACGCAAAGATCTAGACAGATGGACGAGACGGATGATGCCCGTACCCTATCCTCTGGTACCCAGATGGAGGACATCTATGCTAATTATGCCAACTCTCTGAAGGCCCTTGCCAATGATGCAAGGAAGACGTTGATATCTACTGGTAAGATCAAATATGATGCCCGTGCCAAAGAGGTATACAAATCTGAGGTTGATTCGTTAAACGCCAAGCTTAATATAGCTCTTAGAAACAAACCTAGAGAGAGGCAGGCACAGACAATTGCAAATGCTCAAGTAAATGCAAAATTTCAGGCTAATCCCGATATGACCAAAAAAGAAATACAGAAGGCCAAACAGATAGCCCTTACTGCTGCTAGAGCAAAAGTTGGTGCCGAAAGGCATCCGATAAACATCACTGATAGAGAATGGGAAGCTATTCAGTCCGGAGCAATAAGCGAAACAAAACTTTCTCAAATAATACAGTTTATCGATGATGACAAGCTGAAGCAAAGAGCCACTCCTAAGAACTATACGGAAGTAAGCCAAGCTAAGCAGAACAAGATTAAAGCCATGAAGAACTCTGGCTATACCAATGCGCAAATAGCTGACGCGCTTCAAATCTCAGCTTCAACAGTTTCTAAGTATTCATAAAGATTAAAGGAGAAATGTTCATGGCAAAATGCAGATTGACTACATTTGACAATCCTTTTGATCCATTCGAACAGTTTTCCGAATGGTTTCTGTTTGATGTTGAAAAAGGTTACAATTCGTGCGATTACCTTTCTCGAATTGCACGCACTTCTGATCAATTAACAGATGAAGAAAACGATGATGAAATCGAACGTGCGATTGATGAAATTATTAAACTCGATTTTATGAACATTTACAAAAAAGTGTCTAAGCAACAAGCATAGACCTTATGCTCATAATTTTGAGATAGGGGAGGGGGTCCTTAAAAACACACCCCCTCCCTGCATCGCGCCGGTCTTCAAAATTTCTCCGGTGGATATTTTGCCAAAACAGTTTCATATTTTCAGTAGTGCTTTTATTGGCTCATTAGCTTTGTCCTCGACGATCGGGCTTTTTTCCTTTCACCGATGGAGATCTCCCAGACTAATGAGCCAATAAAAGCACTACATCTATGTTGGAAGTCGTTATGATCCTGTATAAATCATATTTCAATCTTCCCTAAAGGCCATACATTCTTGCTTCCATGACTTTACCTCCTTTCTTGAAGAGTTTGCGGCGTTCTAATTTTACGAGTGTATGGTCTTTAGGGAAAGTTGAAATCATAGTAAACAACAGAAAGGAGAGCATATGGATCTAACATAGATGTAGTGCTTTTATTGGCCCATTAATCTGTCGAGTTAAAGACAAAACATCCAGAATGGGCTATGAAATTTTTCAAAATGGGGGAAATGGAAATAGAACATGCCTCGTGCCTCACAAAGATGTTTAATTCGATTGACAAGCCCGACGCTATGACCGATGCGGAATACTCTGAAAGTCAGAAGAGCATAATTGATGATTATGCTACATCTATGTCCGTAATTGAAAATTTAAAACATTTATACTGGACCTAATTTCAGTTTGTAGTTTTAGAAGAATTTTCAAGGTCATTGTACATTGTGGTCTTGAGAATTCTTCAATTGCTATAAACGAAAAGGAGTTTTGTAGTGAGTAATAAAACGGATAGCAAAAAAGCCATTCGAAGAAAGCGATCGGCACTGACCCCCGAAGCAAGAGAAAATCAGATGATCGCTTTAGCTATCGATGTTGCCGAACAGCAGCTCATGTCCGGAAAAGCCTCATCGCAAGTAATAACTCATTACTTGAAATTGGGATCAATGAAAGAACGCCTTGAGATGGAAAAAATCCGAAGCGAAAACGAATTGTTAAAAGCAAAGGTGGCGGATTTACAGTCTAAGAAGCGCACCGAGGAGCTTTATGCCGACGCAATCAAGGCGATGAAACTCTATAGCGGTAATACCGACGAATACTATGACGATGAGGACATATACTGAGTTGATAAAAATTCCGACATTCAAAGAGCGGTATGAGTATTTGAGACTTTCCGGAGTTGTCGGGAGTGATACATTTGGCTTTGATCGTTATATAAATCAGCTATTTTATCGTTCTAGAGAATGGAAAGATCTTAGAAGAGAAGTAATTTTGCGAGATGATTGCTGTGATCTTGGAGACCCAGAAAGACCAATAATGGGACGACCGATAGTTCATCATATGAACCCTATCAGTTTAAAAGATTTAAACAACATGACAGACATAGTGATGAACCCCGAATACCTGATTACAACAAGTCACATCACGCATAACGCTATACACTATGGCGACTCCGATCTGCTAATGCAAGATCCAATAGAACGTAGGTTAAACGATACGTGTCCTTGGAAACATTAGGGAGACTAACATGGATAGTATTCTTGAATCGGTAAAGAAGAAACTCGGAATTGTTTCTTCTTACACGTATTTCGATGATGGAGACATTATCGATCACATTAACTCGGCATTTATGGTTTTAAATCAGCTCGGAGTTGGGCCATCAAAGCCTTTTAGGATCGAAGATAGTTCTGCCGAATGGAGCGATTTTTCGAGCGACATTGAGGAACTGGAAATGGTAAGGCCGTATATTGCTCGAAAAGTTCGACTTGCATTTGATCCGCCTCAATCGTCAGCCCATGTCGAACTGATGAAAGCTCAGATAGCGGAAGATGAATGGCGATTAAACGCCGCAGTTGAACCGGAGGAGTAGTGTTGGAAAGATATGCCCGCGAAATAAACATTTCCTTTTATGAGAGAGAAGAGGAATAAGTTGCCATTTCTCTCTTTTTCTTCGCCATATTTGCAAAGACCTTTATGAACAAAAATCGTCGTGAACAATTTTTGAAAGGAGAAAGTTATGGCGGAGATTACTACTATTAAAGATTTTCAGAAAGCTTACAAAAAAGCTCAAAGAAGAAAGTTTTTCAAAAAAGTTATTGACGATGGAGCAGAATGGTATCGCAAGAATCCAGAGTATGCGACGCTTATTCTTGGAGCAGGAGCAACGCTTCTTACGGTTTTGACTAAGGGGACGATCAACCTCGGCAAAGAAACTATAAGAAACGCCAACCTTCGAAAAGAGGAAGCGCTGCGCGATCTGACAATTTGGGATCCTTCTGAGCGTCATCGCTGGCAACTCAGACGGAAACTGACTTCTGAAGAGTGGCTTGAAATTTCAGAGAAAAGAGCAAATGGAGAAAAATTATCCGATATTCTTAATGCAATGAAAGTGCTAAAGTAAAGATGATTTTTGTTCAAATAATCGAGAGGCTGTAAAACACAGCCTCTTCTGTTTTTGTGGAGTTAAGCTCATGAATGAACTTTATCATCATGGCGTTCTTGGGATGAAGTGGGGTGTAAGAAGATATAGAAATTACGACGGTTCATTGACCAAGCGCGGTTTACAGCATTATAGGAATACTGAGAAGAAATACGAAGAGGCTAAGGAGTTATACAAAAATGTAAAAGCCTTATACAAACGAAGCAAAAAAGGGCCGGTTACAGTAGTTAAGGATGGCAAAGAGATAGATCTTAAAATAAGTAAAAATGCTGTAAAAGAATCAAGAGCAAATCTAAAAAATGCGAAGAAGAACCTCAGTCGAAACTATGATGAGTTAAAAAAGGATTATAAAGCTGATAAGGGAAAAGAGCTATATAGATCCGGACGTACTATTACAAGCAACAATAATCGCGTGCAAATGGCCGCTTATGTCGCTATTGGGGCCACTGCCGCCAGTCGATATTTAGCTCAACAGGGACGAACTAGTGAAAGCCGAAAGGCGATGTACATTGCAGCTGGTTTAGAGTTTCTTAACGCCGCCTATGGAATAAAGACGGAACGAGATAATCAGTTATTAAGAGCTTATTATGCCCATTCGTCTAAATACGCAGATTAAACAAAGGAAATAGAGAAATATGGTATATTTGCAGCATCACGGCATCCTCGGCCAGAAATGGGGAGTACGTCGATATCGCAATAAAGATGGAACTTTAACGGAGCTGGGAAAGCGTCGGCTGTCTCGTGGAGAAGAAGACATAGACGTTTCAAAACTGTCTGCTGAAGAATTAAAAAAAAGAGAAAATCATACGAATACGGAAATTCATAGATACGTCTCAAACGATTATGCAGATTCTGCCAGCATCGCCAATAATGCGGCAAATGCTTCCCGGACGATGTCTAACATGGCGCGAAGATCGGCTAATAACAAAAAAGATCGCAAGGCCCGAATGGATGATGTTTCCAAAATGTCCGATAGAGAATTGCAGCAAAAAGTGAATCGGATGAATATGGAGCAAAACTACTATCGTCTGAAATCCGCCGACATTAAAACCGGCTTGGATTATGCTAGCGATATCTTGTCCACTGTTGGTGACGTTGTGACTGTTGCGGCATCTGCGGCCTATATTATGTCTACGATTCATAAATTAAAATCCATGGGGCATAGCGCTATGATGGCCGACGTTGGAAAAGATTATCTAGAGCATCACGGTATCCTCGGCCAGAAATGGGGTAAACGCAACGGTCCTCCTTATCCACTTGATGGTTCCGACCATTCTGCTTCGGAAAAGAAAGCTGGTTGGACGAAGAGTTTGTTCGGCGGAGAGAAGAAAAATACTCAGCAGCAAGTAAAAAAATTAGAGCAAAAAGCAATAAAGAAAGAGTATAAGGAACGTGGCTATCGTGTATTTCCAGGAGCTATAAAGTCTACCGGACCAAATTATAATAAAGCCGTGGAAGATTTTTCAAAAATAGTAGATTCTGATACACAGTTTAAAAAGTTGCAAAAACAAGCTGCAGTAATAGAAGCAAAACGACTTCTTTACGAACGAAGCAAAGCATATGACGAAAAACGTGGCGAACTCGATGAAGACAAATACATGAATCTTGTGGACCATGATAAAAAGTGGCGTGAATTAACTGATAATAGCCAAGATGCATATTTCAAAATGGATGACAGGTTTATACAGTTAAAACGAGAATATTCCGATGTCATAAAGGAAGCAAGATTGGACGATATGGGAATAACAACTGATAGAGATAACGCAAAGCAATATGTTAGCGGAAATTTTAATGATACTTACCAATGGGATCTTATTAGCTATAATGATGACAACTATTATGATCCGAGTCTGGATAAACATATAGAAAAAGCTTTGCGCGGATAGACTGGAGGCCCGATGCTCTCAAACACTGCTGTACCGAAATATTACGGCATGTTTAGAGATGCCGTAATTAGAGGGGAAATTCCGGTCAATGAGAACGTCTCTTTAGAGATGAATCGAATCGACGCGTTAATTGAGAATCCTCGTTATTACTATGATCCGGATCCTGTAGAAGGATGGATCAGGTTTTGCGAGAATGAAATGACATTAACCGATGGCGGAGATCTACACCTTCTCGACACATTTAAGTTGTGGGGAGAACAGCTTTTTGGATGGTATGAATTTGTTGTTCGAAGTGTCTATGAGCCTGATCCGAATGGGCATGGCGGAAGGTACGTTAATAAGCGTATTAAGAAGAGGCTTATCAATAAGCAGTATTTGATCGTTGGACGAGGAGCTGCAAAGTCTTTATATGATACTTGCGTCCATGCCTACGGATTAAACATAGACACTTCAACAACCCACCAGGTGACAACCGCCCCGACAATGAAACAGTCGGAAGAAATTCTTCAGCCTTTTAGTACGGCCATCACAATTGCCAGAGGGCCGCTCTTTAAGTTTTTAACAGAAGGCTCCCTTCAGAATACTACAGGAAATGTCGCAAATCGAAAACATTTGGCGTCTACAAAGAAAGGCATTCAGAATTTCTTTACTAATTCCTATCTCGAGATCAGACCTCTTAGTATTAACAAATTACAGGGATTAAGAGTTAAGTATGCAACCGTTGACGAATGGCTCTCTGGCGATCTTAGAGAAGACCCAATTGGAACCTTGGAGCAGGGTGCCGCTAAAGGCGGTGTTGAAGATTACATCATCGTTGCGACAAGTTCTGAAGGAACAGTTCGTAATGGCTGCGGCGATACTATCAAAATGGAGCTTACAGAGATACTGAAGGGCAACTACAACAATCCCCACGTGTCCATTTGGTGGTATCGACTTGATTCCATTGACGAAGTAAACGACCCTGCGATGTGGTTAAAAGCCAACCCTAATCTCGGAAAGACTGTTAGTTATGAAACTTACCAGCAGGACGTGGAGCGAATGGAAGCTGCCCCGGCTACTCGGAACGACATACTAGCAAAGAGATTTGGAATTCCAATGGAGGGCTATACCTATTACTTTACTTACGAGGAAACTCTTCCGCATAAGAAAAGAGAGTTTTGGAGAATGCCTTGTTCGCTTGGAATGGATCTTTCTCAAGGAGATGACTTTTGTGCCTTTACATTTATGTTCCCCCTTAGCAACGGGGCTTTTGGGATAAAGACAAGAGACTATATCACTTCTAGAACTTTGATGAAACTTCCAGCAGCAATGAGGATGAAGTATGACGAGTTCATACGAGAAGGAAGCCTTATTATCCTTGAAGGCACCGTTCTAGATATGATGAGATCGGA